TTGGACGATACCTGCCGGTGCCGGTGTTGCCCAAGAAATTGATTGATGGGGTACTGACAGATCCAGCAGCCAGCGTCAAGGTGGTGGGATTCAGAACAGTGTTGGAGGTGGTGCTGTACACGTTGGTGCCATCACACACAACGAATGCGGTCTGATTCTGACCAACCGTGACCGTGGCGCCACCCATCACCGCCGTTTGAAACGTCAGCGTGTAGGAGCCAGTGGTTCCGTTTTGCAATGAGTAAAGTTGCACGGTCGACGGGAGCACAACGATCTGATTTGAGGTCAGAGCGCCAGAATATTCCTGAATGATGTTGGCGCCCTGGGCGGAGGTTAGCGTCAGGGTTCCACCAGTCACCACTTGGGCAAGCTGCGTGAAAGCGAACTGGTTGGATCGACCGTATGCGTAGGTGTCATACCCCGTGGAGCCGTTGGACACCAGAACCAAGGATTCGGTCAGTTGCAGTTGCTGCGAGGCATTGCCATCAATGGTATCGGTGCCATCAGGCGTGATGGTCAATACCCCGGTGCCGCCGTTACGAATGATGGTGAACCAGTTGTTGCCAACGGAAGGTGAGGACGGCAGGGTGAAGGCGCCAACACCCCCGTCCCAGACGCTGAATTGAGCGCGGGCGCTTGATGTCAACGTGGTGTTGGTAGAGTACGTCGTGACGTTCAATGCTTGATTGAGGGTAAGTCCGAGAGCTTCTAGGCCGAATCCCGCCAGCGCACCGGCATTGGCTGCCGAGGTTCCGGCGCCAAACACCACCGTGGCCCAAGTTCCGTTGGCGGTGCTGTTGTCGGTCAGGAAAATAAACTGCGCCACACCGGAGGTGACGGAAACAATCGTGTTTCCGGAGGTGTCAGTCACCGTGAAAGTGTTCGCTCCGATGTTGCGCACAATCACTGCTTGACCTGTGGAAACTTGCAATGCGGTCGGCAACTCCAGCAGCCAGCCGGTGGCTGTGCCGGATGAGGTGGCCGTCACATCAATGATGTTGCTGGCCGGAGTGCCGGTGATGCCGTTGATGGGCCACTCCAGAGCAGTATCGGCGGTCAACGCCAAAGACTCATAGCCCACGTCGGATGGGCTGATGGTCTGACCGGTAAACGGATTGGTATATGTCGTCATGATTAGTTATCCACAGCAATGGCGGAACGATCTGCAATACGCATCGTGTCCTCGGATTTCAGGGCGACGAGAGCTTCGTCGAACAAGGCCTTCCAAACAGCCATACGGGCATCATTCTTCAGGAATGGTGCTGTCTGCTTAAGGGCGCCATACAACATGGCGTTGGGAGCGTTCTGCGTCAGCCAATTGGTTTGGTTGGTGGATGACAACGGCTGCAGGCGGGTGTAGCACAGCGCCTCGAAGGCATACGCCTGGTCGGGGGTAGGGGCCACCAGCCAGTGGTCGTAGTCGTAGTCGGCGTAATACAGGGGCGTGCCGGTGGCCGTCACGTCTTGCGCGTAGTTGTTCAGGTACTCCAGCTTGCGCACCAGCATTGGCTGTTTGTTGCCTGAGTTGGAAAGCGTCATGGATGTGGTCTTGCGCCACCGCGCTGGCTTGGGAATTATGGGGTTGCCGATCTGCATGGTGGAGTCGACCACCTCCATCTGGCCCAACGTCTTGATGTTCTGAGCAATCTCGAACTCGCAGAGGGTAATGAAAGTCGGAATCGCCGCAACCACAGCAGGATCCGACCGCTCCAGGTATTGCAGGATGGTGCTGGTCAGCGAGTCGTAGGTCATGACCCATGAGTTTGTGGTTGTCATTCTTGGGTTCCTTATCCAACATTACGCTCAAAATGAGGGCAATCCACCAGTGAGCGGAAATTGCCTCCCCAGCGGTTTTTGGGGTTGAGGGACTCCCAAAATGTTCCAATCGGAGCCAGTATTGCCTTGTCCCAGATTATCTGCCCATCCTTGAAAAAGTTCAAATCAATGGCACAGCGCTTCAAGTGTTTCGACAACATCGTCTGGGATCGTCCAGAACGGACGTATAGGGCCTGTTGCTCAGGTGTCCGGGCCAACTCCCCACCTGTGACTACGTAGCCTTGCTGCGTGGCGTATTCGACCAGTTTGCAGGCATCCAGCAGGAATGCGGCCTGTTCCAGCATGAGGCTCATTCTTTGCTCCTGTTGCGCATTTCCATGACCTTTTCGACTGTGCGACCCCCAAAGTAGGCGGTCATCACCAACATGCCCCATTGACCCAGCAATTGCACGTAGGATTCGGAAATCTTGTACCCAGAACCATCCAGCAGTGCAAGCAATAGGTAGGCCGTCAGCAGGTATACGAGCGTGCCTGGACGCACGTTTTTAGACAGCCACGAATCCGAGGTCATATCAGACCTCCAGCGGTCGCTGACGTTGTTTTCTTGGTTGGCTTGCGCAGCTAGCAAGGCTTTCAACTCCTCCTGTTCCTGCTGCGCTTTGGCGATGCCCAGTTCCAGCAAACGCTCCTCGTGGTCGTACTGAAGCTGGCGCAGCTTTTCAACTTCCGCAGGTGTTGGGTCGTCGCCAATCTTTACGCCAAGCGCATTCTCAACGACCTCCTTACCCTTGGCCTGAATAGCGGATGACAAAAGGCCCAGGCCATTCTGGGCCAGTGTGCCAAGCAGTGTCGCAACGATTGGAATCATTTGTCGGCTTTGTTATCGAGCTTGTCAAAAATCTGCTTCAGGATTTGCTTGACTTCCGAGATGTCTGACCTGTAATCATCTTTGGCAACATAGCTCAAAGGAATCTCATTAACCTTATCTTCCAGTTTCTGAATTTTGGCCGTCATTGAGTTGAACACATACCCACCAAGAAAACCGGCGAAGGTCACAATGGCGTTGAAGAGCTGCTGATTGTCCATGATAATTTTTAAAAGAAATCAAAGAAAGAGTCGCTGCCGTCGCTGAACATCCAGCCGGAGTTGTATCCAGAGTTGGTGTTGCCATTTTTGTAATATGCCAACCAAGTGGCGCCACCTGTAGCATTAGAGCCACGCACAAAAGAATTTGTTAAACTGACCGTACCGCTAGATTTTGAAAGGGTGGCTGGTGTTGTGCCGCTAATTAAGTTCAAATTAACTGAGCTTGTTGCGGAAAAATTGGATACAGTTTGTGTGCTGTTACCGGCAAAAGCATAAGATTGACCATTACCTTGAATATCATTAAACGTATTGTTGTTTGATATTTGCAACTCTCCACTACCACCATTGATAATGGTAGGCCAAATTTTGTTTCCGCCAAATAAGCCATGCCTAGCCCCACCATTAAAGGTAATGGTGGAAGTGCCAGAATTAACAGTTAAATTTGATGATGTAGAGCAATTCCATGTAGCACCATCTGCGGCACGATTTACCGTCACAGCAGAAGATCCTAAAGTCAATGTGCTCACATTTCCAGAACTTGCATCCAGGGAGCCAATGGTCATTGTTTGACTATTGGTGTTGAGTGTGCCTCCAGCTAAAGTAATACCCAAACGATTACTCACTACTTTATTGGTAAAAGAATCTTGTAACGTCCAAGTTGCAGTGTCGCCGTTTGCACCAAATGTCATTTGGGGCATTTGTACCCCATTGGTAGTCACGGAGTATGAACCAGAAGGAGAAGACATTAACAAAATTGCTGTGTTATCGGATGGAGTCAATATCATTGAAGAAAACAATGTTAACGACCCAGTAACAGTTAAAGTGCTACTGCTCAATAAATTCCAACTATTGTTGCTAGGAGTATTGATGCTGGTGAAATTCAAGCTCCGCACCGTGCTAGATCCAAAATTAATGGATCCAGACACTGCGGAGCGGCTCACATTGACATCAAATGCATTGATTGATGTCATCCCCGCAATTGCCACAGTTCTTGTGCCAGTGCCTGTGGCGTCCAAATCTATGCGCCGCGAACCCGTCACCGTCAAATTTGCTCCGGCTGTTACTGCAAGCACGGTTCTGATGCCACTGTTGCTTTGCACAAAATACCCAGTTCCCATCGCCAAAGTCATGGAGTTGGTGGCATTGATAGTGATGGCGCTGCTGGAGGCCGTCAGTACGCTGCTCTGCAGGTCAAAGGTGGTTGTGGCTCCTGCGCCAGTAAAGGTAATGCCACCTGTAGCCGTTGGCGCTCCACTTAGTTGCGCGGTCACCCCTACCACGGTAGGCGCAAAAGTCAATGCCGAATAGCTTGCAGTACCAAGTTGCAAGGAGTACGTTCCTGCGGTATTTGGCGTACTGGAAATACTCAGTGAAGATGGATTTGCGGTACGCGTATCTACATTGCCAAGAGCAAAAATTGTTCCCCCTAGAACAGAGGATCCAAATGTTGGATCAACAACAAAATTGTTGCAATACAAAGTTGCTACGGATATTGGATTTCCTGCATATATGTAAATATTTGGATACGTGGATAAACCAGAACCAATGGAAAGTGTTGCGGCAGACCCCACTGGCTGCGCGTAAATTGTTCCAATGCTCGCAAAAGTCAGCGAAGTAGTCGTACCAATATCTAGTGTGGTGCCGCTGCCACCGGTAACTTTAATACTGCCGGTAGTGACAAAATCAATTGATCTGGTATTGCTGTTGCTGGAAGCAAATATACTGGTCGTCAATGCATACCCAGCTAGGCCCAATGCGCCACTGGTCAGTGTTGTGGTGCCAGTAACCGTGGTGTCTTGCGCCAGTGCCAATCCACCTCCACCAGTGATGGCGATGGTCAATGCCGCCAATGAAACTCCACCCGTGGTGAGTGTTTGGGTGCTCCCTGCAGTGCCGCCAAATGAGGCCGTGCCAGTAGCCGTCATGCCGGATACCAGGGTCAAATTTCCACGAATGGTGAAGTTGGTTAGCGTAGCACTTCCCGTGTATCCGGAGAAAATTAGGTTTCCGATCTGCGCCCCTGAAACTCCAGCGATGCTGCTGGTGCCGCTTCCAGCCGTGATCAAGAATTGAGGAAACAGGGTGGCCGTAGCCAGCACACTGGCGTTCAGAGTTCTGGTGGTGTTGGTGGTGGCTCCCGACATGATGACCCGAGGTGTGCCGGTAATGGCTGTCCAGGTGCCTGGTCCTGTGGAGGGATACGTTGCGCTTGTGGTTCCAGTCAGCTCAACTGCACCAGTCCCAACGGCTAAAGTTCGCGTTGTGTTGGTGCCGAGGAGGTTGTTGGTGCCCTTGCAGNNGGTGCAAGTGATTGTGCTGGACGTTGAAAAATCGCCGGAAAGCGTGACGACGGCTCCTGTGGAGACAGTCACTGCAGATGCAACTACCGCCCCTCCGGTGGCGCAAACCGCCGTCGTTCCGCTCAAAGTCAGGGCGCCACTCAAAGTCCAAACCACTTCTGCGGCAGACGTGAGGGAGATTCCGCTGGTGCCAATTGACAGCGCCGCAGTTCCAGCCAGGGTAACGGTTGCGCTGGTAGCCGATGGCTTTGCCATGGTTAGGCCCAATACACCTGTTGTGGCCGTCCTGGTGACCACGTAGGAGGCCCCACCCCCTGCAACATTGGAGGCGCTGTCGAAGATGGCGATGTCAGCGGTTCCCGGTGCGGTGGCGCCAGATGCCCCGCCAGAGGTGGCCGACCAGTTGGTGGTGGCAGTGCTCCAAGTTCCGGTGCCCCCCACCCAGTAACGATTTGCCATTTACGCCTCCTAGTAGCTGGTGACGTATGCCACCACCAACCATTTTGCCAGCGCGGCGTTGTACATCAGGCCGATGTAGTCGTACTTGCTTCCACCCGTAGTGTTGATTGGGATAGGCACTGTTGCGCCGCCCTGGAAGATGGCATTCCAAGAGTAGGTCTGCACGTTGGTGCTCTTGATCCGCATCACGATCTTTTGCCCGTCATAGGGCGTTCCGGAAGGGGCGTTGATGGTCAGGGTGCCGGTGGCCTGTGTGTTGAGCTGCGTAACCACATCCGTGGTGTCCCCTGCGATGGTGATCGAGGTGGCGTCGGCAGCCGTCACCAGGCGCGGCTGGATTGTCTTGTTGGTCAGCGTCTGCGTAGCGGTCAGGCCCACCAATCCACCGGCTGGGAGGCTGCTGGCGCCCGTTCCTCCGTTAGCTGGGTCCAGGACTCCGGTAACCGATGTCATGGGCCAGAGCTTGTAGCCAATGACCTGAATTACGTTCAGGTTGTCCTTGTAGAACAGCTTGCCGTCCGTGATGTTGATCGCCAGCTCGCCATACGCCATGCCACCCGCCACCGGGGCGTTGGTGGTGGTGGAGCTGTAATACAACTGGATTGGAGTGAAGCCTGATTGAGCCATGATTTTCCTTTGTCAATTGCCCATCAAGGGGTCTTGTCCACATACCCGCCATAAGGTATTTCCGATCCACTGAGGTCGTTCAATGATACGTCTGGACGCGGGTATTGCAGCGTGATTTTCTCAGTCTTTCGAGCTGGGAGGCGGTAGGGGTCTTTGTCGTCTGCGCATCCCTGCTGGCAGACCTTCAGGCCCGGAAAGTTGGGATCCGGCATGGCCTCGATGATGGGGCGCTTCATCTTGCACCGGTCGCAGATGAAGATCCCGATTGACGCGTTGCCTTCGGTGTTTAGAAACTTTGGCATGACCTACCTTGTGTACACACCGATGTTCGGAGCCATAAAAATCGGACTTTTGTCGCGCTCCTCCTGCTCGGCCATGATGAAGTATTTCTCACCCTGGCCTTCTAGGTACTGGATACGGGCCAGATCCACGCCAGGCAGCTCCATGCTCATTTGGTGAGCCAGCATGCTCTGGATGGCGAGCAGCCAGCGATCTGGGATTGCCAATTGACCACTCAAGGATCCGACATCTTGGATGTAGGCCGAGTACCAGACCGTCATTTGATAGAAGGCGCTTTGGGGTGTAGGCCACAGCGTCACGGTCGCCTGGGGAATGGTGCGATTGAGCCAGAACTGAAATGGCTGGTTGGCCGTGAAGTTCTTGTTCGGCAGGTTGGTGTAGTCATCCCGATTCAGGCGAGACATAGTGATTTCAGTGGAGTTGACTCCAAGATACCACTCACGCAAAGCTAGGGTTGTGCCCCCGGAGGCCACCCCGCGGTAGAACGCCACGTTTGCGCCCGGGTCAATGTCCTGCCAAATCCACTGGCCGTCCGTCACGGTCACGCTGGTGCCGGTGTACAGGGTCGTCCAGGTCACACCGTCTATGG